AAGAGTTGGCAGCGTATCGGTGAAGCTGAGGAGATGACAGAGGATACCACCCGCTATGGGGACAACCCTGTGTCTGAAATCCCTCACGACAATCGCCGCATCTCGCTGCGCCACTACGAACTCGGCAAATACATTGATCCGAAAGACCTGATGAAGGTTGTCTCTGATCCCTCTAACGCTTACAGCACCGCTCTTCTGAAGTCCGGTAAGCGCAAGCGGGACGACTTCCTTATCGATAAGTATTTCGGTGACGCCTACACCGGTAAGGAAGGTTCTACGGCCGTCGCTTATGCTCGAACATCTGACGACGAGAACGACATAACCATCCGCATCGGTGAACTTAGCAACGGTTCGTCCAACAAAATCTCCGCAACTGCCGGACGCTACACTCTGGTCTCCGGTGACTATGAGGGCGTTTCTGTTGGGGCTAACTTCGATGGGTCCACCGGAACTGCTTCCGGTCTGACTATTGAAAAGCTCAAGGGGCTTCGCACCGCAATGCTTCGTATCGAAGCCATCGAACAGGACGACGTTCTTCCGATGCTGCTCACATCCTACCAGCTGGACGACCTCCTCAAAGAGGACGAAATTATCAACTCCGACTACAGTGTTCGTAAGAACCTTGCTGAGGGTAACGTGACAACCTATATGGGTTATCGTTTCATCCTTTGTGAGCGTCTTCCGCTCTCTAGTGGTTCTGGTGGTGATGAACGTCGCTGCATGGTTTTCACTCCGAAGGCTCTCAAGCTGACGATTGGTGAGGACCTGAAGGGAGATATGTGGAAGGATTCTTCAAAGAAGAACATTCCTTATATGTATTTCAAGCAGTCCATTGGTGCCTCCCGTATGTGGGGTGAAGTGGCCGGAGAAATCCGTTGCCTTGAAAGCTAACCTCAACCGAAAGGAACTAATACAATGGCCGCAATTACATTCGACTATGTAGGGACTGAGCTCACTCAGACCCGTGCCGAGAACCCTTCTCCCCTCCAGCCCATCGAGTCCGGTGCGCGTGTTCGGGTTAAGAAGTTCTCGTATACCGCCGCTGGCGCGGTGGCCTCCGGAAGCCAAATTGAGCTTCTTGAGTTCGCCAAAACCGTAACCATCCTTGGTGGTGCGATCACGAACATCAGCCTCTCCAACTCGGCAACTGCCGATATAGGCTGGACTCCGACCGCATCTCCTGTGGATACCAACGTAAACGTGTTCCTGGACGGCGTCACCGCCGCCACAGTGTTCTCACCTTACCAGGTTACGACCACAGCTGCGACTACCCTCTTCCTCACCACCGGTGTTGGCGCACTTGCCGCCGACGACGTGGTTGAAGGATATGTTCTCTACGTTGAAAACTCGTAGGGTCTCCTGAAACCGGTCCCCCTCCTTTTGGGTTGGGAGGGGGACACTTTTCACCTATGGCTACAAATCTTGATCTGGTAAATCGTGCGCTCCTTGAGCTTGGCAACGCCCGTGTGTTGACCCAGGCTGAATTGGATGCCGCTGACACCTCCCCTGCCAAAGTAATGGCTGCGGCTTATCCGTCTGCTATCTCCGACGTTGTTTCCAGATTCGATTTCTACACAACCCGAAAAGTATCCAGCCTCACAAGCACAGGCACACCCACGGATACGGAGTTTGAATACTCCTTTAATATTCCATCCGATCTCGCTTCATTCCGAAAGCTCACCACTACCGAGGGATACCGACTCGATTATCGTTTGGAGGGGACCAAGATCCTCGCTAACGAAACCACAATTTTTCTACACTACAATGTCAAAGTGACCGATATTTCCACGGTTCCCGACTATGTGTTCACCCCTACCGTCTTCTGGCTGGCGCATATTGTAGCGAAGCCAATCACAGGGGAATTATCCGACAGAGATCGGATGCACCAGTATTACAAGGAAGCCTACGCTCACGCCAAAACCAAAGCTTCCCAGGAGGCTGCGCCAGGTTTCATAAAAAACGCAAGCAACTCAACTTTCCTGGCAGCGCACGACGGTTATGGCGACGTATAGTACGGTAAACACAGATTTCACCGGTGGGCTTATGAGCCCACACCTTCGCGGAAGAATTGACATCGATAAATTCAAGAAGGGGCTCCAGCAGATGGAGAACTTTCTTCCATCGATCCAGGGTCCCACACGTTATCGTGAAGGGTTTCAGTGGATCCGTGAGGAGGTGGGCGGCAATATTCGATTAATTGAGTTCACAATCAACAATCAAAGCCGCTTCCTTATTGCGCTGTCCGCCGGACTTCTTCAGGTCTACTCGACCGACGGGACTCTCCTTTACACTCGTGGCGGAGGAGTTGATGTCAACGGAGACCCGGTAGCCGCAGCCGACGAGTTCGGGAACTCAATTACGGTGCCTTATCTGGACGACCAGATAATGAACGTCCGCTATTCCCGCGAAGTGGAGACCATGGTGTTCACGCACCCACTACACCCACCTTATTCACTTACCGCCAATACGATCTACGACGAACTTCAGCTCACTGCTACTTCCGAGTATGTTACTACATCTGGCGTTACCGCCAATATCAATGGAACTTTTCTTAATACGGATGCTGAAACCCTTAACGGGAAGCCCAAGTGGATTCTTTATGACGACCCTGTGGCTCAAACATTGGAGTATTGGTATATCCAATATAATGGAACGGATTGGGAGTTTGTAGTCGCTGCCGGACATCCGACACTTACCGCTGGTCACGTATACTACACCAACACATCTGACGAAGATGATGTTCCGGTATCCGGATGGACTCTTGGAGCAAATGGTGTGGATATTGCCGACATCCCAACCATTACCGAAGGTCAATCGAATCTACAGGACTCATCTAACACCCCACTTTACGCAGGAGCCGTGGGTTCCGAAGGCCTTTATCCTTGGCAGTTTGAGCAGATCAAGTTCACTTCCCACCCCTTTCAGAAAATAGACCGGACGGATACCATTCTAACCATCAGCAATGAAGATGAGCGGATTCGGTTAATATCGACCGCTTCGGATTGGTCATCTCTTAGCGCCGTAGATTTAGACGCCAATGAGTGGTATACAGAATACAAGTTTGGAAACCAGTATGGCCTTGCTCGTATTCGTGAGTATGTCTCCGATTCAGAAGTCCTGGTGGACCCCGTGGAGTCCGTGGTCAATATTGAAGACCCCTCTGTTCGGCTGGCCGCAATTATCGGAGACGAAACCAACGCCCCATGGACCGATCGTGATGGAGTCCCTGACGGAGATGTTCACGTCCGTGCCGACGCCCTGATCTTCCGCACATCAAACATCGGTTCCTGGATACGAATTGGCGGGGATCGGTTATTTACCAATGTTTGTGACCCAGTGGATTCCGCAGCATATAACTCTCAAGATGGAGAAATTCGATGGGCTCAGATTACTGATTACCGAGGGGTTGAGGATCACCCTGTTGAGTTCCTCTACGACGAGTTGAATAGCGGGGATCTGGATTCGGGGACTGTCTATGAGATATATGATTGGGGTAACACAATAACCGCAATAAGTGTAATGGATGGTTCCGGATTAAAGGAGGTCTCAGACAGGTCCGCCTTTGTTAGAAAAGATGTTGGCACACCCCGGTTCACAATGAACGCTTTTGCTATTAGTGGGGGGACAGCTAACGGAAGCACAACACTTACCGAACCTGTTGGGGCTGTGACCTCTACAGATATGATTATCGCCAATATGTCCACACAACGTCAGTTCGATGTGGTTGAAGTGGATTCTTCTACTATACGGTCGAGCGCATCCAACCTCATAGTCCCATCCGGAGATGTCTCGGTTTACGATCTCACCAATGACCCTGAACAGTTTGAGACGACCCCTGGGAACCTTGCTTACCACACAGCAACGGTCACATCTTCCCGAATCTTCTTCGATGACACACGGGATAGTGGAAGGTTCCTTCTTGGAGAATTGGTCGATAAGTGGGTGCTTCTTCGGATTAACGGTAACAACCTGTTCCCTTACTCTGCGGAAGTGGACGTTCTTGGCTCTATCCCCAGAGATGAACTCACGGACGACATTAAGAACGACGGCGTATTCACAAGGTTTCGTTGGGGAGCATGGTATACCGACAACTACCCATCAGCAGTCTCTTTCTACGAGCAGCGTCGCGTGTTTGCAGGTTCCCGCAACAATCCTAACCTTGTGTGGCTCTCCAATCTGAACGACCCCACGGACTTTAGGACGGTCGAAGACGACGGGCAGGTTCTGGACACCACAGGTATTACTTACCAGTTGGGAACAGGGTCTACTATTATCAGTTGGTTGGAAGCAGGCCCTACCTTGATTGTAGGCACCGAGTCCAATGAGTGGCAGCTTCGCCCTAATGAGTTCTCCGCAGCGATTACTCCCTCAAACATTCGGATTACCCAGGAAACCTCCATTGGCTCCAAAGTCCAGGGTAAGCGGATCGGTGGGTCTGTGTTCTTCCCCCATATTAGCGGCAAGCAGCTGCATGAGTTCAAATTCGATTTTCAGAGCCAGCAGTTTGTTATCGAGACAGTTACGAAGCTGGTTCCGGATCTTTTTGAGGATGACCCGATACGGTCCATGGGCTACCAGTTTAACCCGAACTCAGCTATCTGGATCGTAACAGAGAATGGGAACTTGTTCACTCTAACCTACCGCCGAGAGGACGACTACTATGCTTGGGCGAAACACAGCTCTTCTGGCGGTACTTTCAAAGATGTCACCGTCGTCCCAAAAGGCGACACAGAGAATTCGGAGGACCAGGTGTGGATTATTGTTGAACGGGACGGAGCGAACCATCTGGAACGTATGGCTGTTTCGTTTACAGACACACTTGTGAATGACTTCAAACTGAATGCAAGATTCCTGGATTCCTATGTTCTGGACACGTCTTTGGGTACCCCTACCCAATTCAGCGCACCTGCCCGTTGTATTATTGACGGGCAAATCCGTGTTGTTGTGGATGGCGTAGACTTGGGAGACCTGGATGCCTCGCCTGGACTCAACAACCTCCCCGATGGAGTCACCGCCACCCAATACATTTTGGTCGGCATTCCCTATCGTGGCATCATTCAGCTTAATCCTCTGGTCATCGACATCCGGGGGAAGAACGCTTACGGAAATATCAAACGAATCAACTCTATCCGTCCCTATCTCTACAAGAGCATGGGCTACAAGATTGGGTTTGATATAAACAACCTGGAACCCATTGCCCCCTCCGGGGGCACATCCTTGTTCACAGGGTTCACGGAGGAACACACCATCCTTGACTCCAACTTCGATGTTGATGAAACTCCGATCATTGTTCAGGATAATGCCTATCCTCTCACTATCGTCTCCTGCGTATTAAAAACTGATTTTCACTGATGGGTGCTCCGTCTATTTTTATGGGTATTTCTGCAGTGGCTTCCCTTGCATCGGGAACCGTAGGATACCTTGGTGCCCAGCGTCAAGCGGCAGAGATGGAACAGCAGGCCAAACAAGCCCCACTCCTTGCAGCCAATCGTGCGCAGATCCAACAGAACAATGCTATCGCCCAGGCTCAGGACGAACAGTTTCAGGCTGGTGTGGCCCGTTTCAACAAGCAGGAGGCATTGCTCCAGACGGACCGCAGGCTCTCTTACATGGAGGACAAGAAGGAGGCTACCCTTGCAGCTATGAAGGCAAAATCTGTTCGGACCGGTGCCTTTGATTACTCTTTCGACGACATCCTTCGTTCTGAGGCCATGTTGGCTGAGGAGGAAGAAGCCGACTTGTTATACCAAGGAGGTATGTCAGGGTTCCAATCATCCAAGTCTGCCGAGCTCGCAGGAATGCGTGCAAGACGATCTATTGAAGTGGGTCGCTACTCTTCAGCTCTCTCCCTTGCCGAAGGCCGTTACCAGTCTTCCGCGCTCAAGAAGCGGGCTTCAGCCACCCGAATCGGGGGTATCGGCACCCTGGTTGGGGGCGTCACCCAAGGTGCTTCAACTGCATCTCAAATTCAATGGTCTTAAATTATGCCTCTCACACTACGTCATAACACACAGCAACAGAACCTCCCGTCTGCCCTCAGCCACGGCGTAGGGCTCCCTGTTTCCGACGGCGGCCTCGGTGCTGCCTCCCGCGCTTTGAGCCAGGTTGCAGGGGCCGCTGGTGACCTTGGAGCACGGTTGCAGAGGCGGGAGCAACAGGTGAAGCAGAAAGATGTGTCTTCCGCATACAACGCGTGGGCGCTCGAAGTTCAGCGATTAGAAGGGGAAGCAAATTTAGCCCTAGAAAAAAATGATGCGGAGGCTTTTAACGCAGCTCGCACATCCTTACAGGAGCTCAATCCGGAGAGTAGTGGTTTCCTCCCGAACGCATTTCTTCCGGCGCAAGCAAAAACTGTAACATTTAAAGACAGCGATTGGGATCCATTCCTAGAGCAGGCTAAACCCAGCTTCCTTGCTATAGATCAAAAACTCTACAGTAATAGCATCCGTAAGCGTTACGTTATGCAATATACCGAAGACATGGACAACCTCCGTGGCTTTGTTAGTGAGGCTATTCGTTACAATTCTGTTGATGCTATCAACTTCGAAGAGCTTGCATTGAGGGCATCAATTGTGTCGGACAATTTTGAAGCAGATGGTGATCTTTCTGAGTCAAGTCGCAAGAAAGGGGTAGATGAGTTATTTCAGATAGCTGACTCCTTTGTTACAGCGCATATATATTCTCCTGAAAAATATCCAACCATTTCCTCTTATAATGAAGAGTTGGATCGTATGATTCAAAGCGCATCATTAGAGGGTCGTTTTGTGGGTCGTCAGGCGGATCTCATTAAGCGACTGGAGGCAAAAAAGTTGGGTGCAGGTTCACTTGATATGCCGGATAATCTCTACCAGTCTATCAAGACAGATACGACGACGGCCTTTGAAACAGCCCTTGGTCCGTTGGACGCATCTTCTTCTAACTTATATGCAATCATAAAGGAATGGGAGCAATCCCCTGGTGTATCTAAGTCTACGAGAAATTTTTTAAGTTCTGCAGCTACATCGATAGATGTTCGGGATACAGTGGATGCAAATATGCCTTATATCTTTTCCCGCCTCGCCGCTGATTCCAAGCTTCGTCCGGAAGACATCTTATTGGAGGATAATCGATTTAAGACACTAAGACCAGAACATCAGAGCTCACTTGAGCGTATGCTCCGACACAGGTACAAAACCTACTTCGAAACCGCTTCTGTCCAGGCGGTTCCGGAGATACATCCAGAAAAGTTCGGGGGTCGTCAAATAGACCGTGTAGCTATGGCAAGAGCGACTACTCCGAGCGGAGAAGCCCGTTATCAGAGTGCCCGTACATCTTTTCTTACCGCCGTTCAATCCTTTGGCTCTGAAGAAGGGCAAAAATATGCTTCAGATTCAGCCAACATGCTTTCCG